CCGCATAGCAGCCCATCGGCTTGATCCACCAGCGCGTTTGCGACGGGTCGAACTTGTCTCCGCGCTCCGAGTTCTCAACGTGGACATGCTCCGCGCACCAGTCCGCCGGGTGCAGGTCGGATTGTGGTCTGATTGTGTTGGCGAACGGCTCACTCATTGACTTTGGGGTGACTTTGCCAGAACTCACTCGTCAAATCTGCCAGTATGGTTTGAAGCTCCCGCGTCTTTGCTTTCACAAGCGGCATTGATTGGGTCAATGACAGACCGAGGCACAAGGCTGGGATTTCGCGCTCATACCGCATCAACATCCCGCGAAGAGCCATTGCAATCCTAACGTCCCTTTCATCAACTTCATCCCGTGCGATGAGCTTTCCGCGTTCCCTATCCCGCTTGATCTCCAGAAGTTCGATTTCAACCTCGACCTTGGACGCAAGCAGGCTTTCCCGATCTTTCCTCGGCTTCCCGTCGTAGTGTCCGGTCGATGGGTTGGCAGCGAAGTAGGATCGCCACTCGTCCAGCGGCTCTTTGTTGCCGACCTTCGCCGGGATGCCTGGTCGCTTCTCCAGCCTCCATTGCGCGATGCTCTTCCGGTTGACCTGAAACAGTTCCGCCAGCCGGGTTGTCGTCACCAGCTCGGGCGGCAGTTCATCCTCTGACCCTGCCGCTTGCTCCAGCGTCTTTCGCTCCGCTGCGGTTAGCGTCTTGCCGCTCTTCACCTTGCGGATCAAGTTCGACACGTCCGCCTGCTTGATCTTGTCGAGCTGGTCGCTGGTCAGCCGGGGTAGCGCAACCTTCTTCGCTGGTGACTTCTTCGCGCTCATGGATTTTTTTTCTTGCGGTTCGATATTATCCGCCTAGTCGTCGCGACATGGTAACGAAACTTTCTAAACTGATGGTAATGATTGAGGCTGGCGACTGGCTTGCCGCGATCAAGTTCGCGGCTAAGTTTCCCGACCTCGGCTCCGAGCGGGACTCCATTCTGCGCGCAAAAGATGCGATTAATAATCCTGATTTTTACCGCCAGATCAAGAGAGATCCTGCGGCTCTTATCGAGGAGGGGAAAACTGCTCTTGTCCGTAAATATTGCCGCTGAGTTCATGGTTGTGCGGGGCCGGTGACGTTCCAGAAGAGCACGGTGCCGCTGCCTTTCTTTGCTTTGCATATCCGCCAAGCTTTCGCGTCGTAGTGCGGACAGCTTGGAAATGGCGGGCGCTCCTTCAGAGCCTTGGAAAATGGCAAGCCTGCCTTGTGAATCTTCGCCCTCCCTACATCGGCGGGAGAAAGCGTTCGCCCCACCTCGACGACGTTGATGGATGCGCTCGGCCACGCCATACCTAGTGATCGAGCCAACACTCCAGATCCAGAGGCGCACCAGACCTCGTCAGGAATGATTCCAGTTGATCGAGCGGCCGCGGCAATAGTGGTCAACGCAGCCGGGACATTGACGCCGAAAGGAACAAGAAAAGCGCCAGTCCTTGCGCAGTATTCCTTGGCTCTGGCTTGCACGACGCTTAGATAGCCGCACGGCACCTGCATCACTTTCGCACCCATGCGCTTTGCCTCAAGAGCGCGGTCATGCGGGGTCTTTCGCTTGGCGATAAAAATCGTCGCACGCTTGCCGAGCTTTGCTGCGGTATGAGCGAGTGCCGTTTGAGCCCCCCCCTCGCAAGGGCTGGCGTAGACGACCTCGTCCGCACTTTCAAAGAGAACAGGAAGGAAACGAGCCTTTGTCCCGCCCAGAAAAAGGTCATCCCGAACCACGTGCACGCCAGCGTGAACCTTTACGATTGGACTCATAGTTCTTCTGCAAGGTCGGAGTTTTCCACCTCAACAAGAACGACAGCATCATCGCAATCGCCGCACCGTTGCGATGCTTTCTTGCCGTCTCCTTTTACAAAGACAAGAATGTTCTGATGGGTTTTTCCAAGCTTCCGGCTTGCGCTGAATTGCCGACCTGCGCGGATTGGAAGCGACCCGACGCAGGTCACGAGAATTGCTTCGTTGTAGTATTTAAGTCCGGCCTCAACAAACGCGCGGATCGTGTCTCCGACGAAGTTGTAATAGTTACCGTCCTTGCCGCGAACCTCGCCCACAACGCAGACCGCGAAACTGTCCGGCTTCAGTAGCGCGCAGGATTTGCGGACGATTTCAAAGTAGGCGGCACGGAATTCCTCGTAGCCTAGAGTCGATAGGTCTGCTGGATCTTCGCTGTAAACTTCAAGGTCGGCGTAAGGTGGGCATGTTAAAAGCATGTCGGCAGAAACATCAGCGCAAGTCCTGTCGATGTTCCGACTATCGCCAATTACCCAAACTGGCATTGCGTCGGATTCTTCGCAAATCGTCAACGCTTGGTCACGGTTTGCTTCGACCTGCTCGGCTCGCAGCTCGTGGCCGATGTATTGCCGCCCGAGTTTGGCCGCGACAATACCCCGGACACTTCCACCAGCGAACGGGTCAATGATTGTCCCGTTAGCCGGGCTGAACCATCGATAGCAAAGCTCTGTCAAGGTTGGGTCGAAGATTGACGTGCCCGAAACGTGAAACGATTCCGGCGATGCTTCGTAGAATTCTTTCCAAGTGACATCGCGACCAACCTTTGCTTCGTGAGCTTTCTTCTTGTCGTAGACCTCAGGCGGCTGCGAGCTCAAGGCAAACATCAAACCGCTATCAGCGGTAGCCGCTCCGACCGGAGCCCCACCCATGATCGCGTTTAATTTTCCTTGGCTGGCAAAACTCTCCGCTTTACCAGCTTCCCCGCCGCGCCCGACCTCGCTTTTGATTCCGATGCCGATCCATTGCCGCTTCCGGTCTTGCCACCAACCCTCGCGGGCGTTGAGAACGGAGAACGGAGGGCACCCAAACTTTGCAGCCATCGAACCGGACTTGTTTTCTTCACATTCGGGGTTGCCGGTTTCTTCCTCATCTTTCGTCTCAGCGAACAGATCGCCAAGCTCTGCCTCATCAAAGCCGAGCAGATCAAGATCGAAGTCCACCTCCCGCAGGTCTGCCAGCTCCAGTCCGAGCATCTCCTCGTCCCAGCCAGCGTTGAGCGCGAGCTTGTTGTCGGCGATGATGTAGGCGCGTTTCTGGGTGTCGGTCAGGTGAGACAGCCGGATGCACGGCACCTTCGCCAGCCCGAGCTTGCTCGCGGCCATCACCCGGCCATGGCCTGCGATGATGCCGTTCTCGCCGTCGATCAGGATCGGGTTGGTGAATCCGAACTCTCGGATCGACCCGGCGATCTGCGCCACCTGCTCGGGCGAGTGGGTGCGCGTGTTGCGGGCGTAGGGTATCAGGTCGGCGGTGGGTAGTTGTTCAATTTTCATGTGGGAGAATCTGTGTTTTTCTGCGTTACCTTGTTTTGTTTCAGTTTTTGTGGGTTTTCCTTGGGGTCGGCACCCCGATCAGTCAAACGGTCGTTTAGGAGACTCCTTAGAGGGGGGGGGTTATGGATGCTTGATCTGCGGGTGATAGCTGGCGATCTCGGCAAGGATCGAGTCTTGCAGCCACGCCGGGGGTGCTCGGCGACCGCTGCGCCAGTCGTAGGCCGTAGGTAGGCTGCACCCAGTGGCAGCTGCGATGTGGCGTGCAGAGTATCGCTCGACGCGAGCGCGGAATGAGGTCTGACTTGTTGCGGTCATGTGGGGGATGTTCGGTGATTCGGTGCGGATTGCAATGCCTAAAATCGAGGGGTGTGTGAAAATATTGTGGTGGGTCATGTTTGCCAGTTTAGCGGAATTTTTTTTGAGGGTGATTTTTGCTGTGTGCTAAAATTCCTATATGTACTGTGTTTTTTTTTTTTTCAAGTCAGAAACATAACCCCCCAGAACCCCCCCAAAAACTGCTTTTGTAAATACACGCCCATTTTCCGCCTCATTCAAACGACCGCTTGAAATTGGGCGAAGTGACCCAATATCGCGGCGGTTTGCCTGCCACCGTGTTGGGCGATAGCTCGACGTAATCGCTGCCCGATCTGGCCAGTTTTGCGAGGGCTGACCCCATTGCGCCGTGCCATGTGCAAAGCTGCCTTGCTTGGTCGCGGACGGGGGACTGGGAGTCCTCGAGACGGCCTTGGATGTCGGCGGCGGTCATGTCGCGCGGCAGGTCACCCCAGAGTCCCATGTGGGTCAGTGCGGCCTCAAGCAAGTCCTCAAGGCGACGCTGCGGGCTGTGCGCATCGACCGCATCGGTCAGGATTGGGTCACGCCATGCCTTGATGCCAGAGCGGCTGTCGTGGAGCTCCTCGGGTGTCACCCAGTCCATGAGTTGCTGGGCAAACGCGGGCAGCTCGGAGCGGATGAGGGCTTGGAGCTCCGCACGCCCATCCGGGGTGGAAGTGTCCACCGGCAGCTTCACCCCGATGACGTGCAGAAGAGCCACCTTGTCGGCGAGGTCGTTATCGAGGGGCGGGATGATCTGGAGTGACTCCGGCGTGTCATTGCAGCAGACGACCACCGCCCATACGGGTCGGACGGCGATACTCGAATGGTTGCGCTTGCGGAGCTGGATGACGTGCGGGTAGATCGCCTCCTTGAAGGCCGCGCCGAAGTTGCGGCGGCTGCGGATGTCGGTCGATCCGATGCAATCGTCCACCAGCATCGTCTCAGCCCCCACAAGGTCGTCATTCCAAAGCATCCCGCCGCTCCACGCCGCGTAGGGGTTGGCCGTTCGGCCGCCAAGCGTCTCGGCGATGATCCAAGCCAGCAGGCTCTTGCCGCTGTTGATCTCACCAGCCAGGACAAGCATCGGCGAAGGGATGTGAACGTGACCGCGCACTGCCTTGTAGCGGCCTGACAGCCAGCTGATAAAGACCGCGATGGCCGTCGGATCGGCAAACGCATTGCCGACGATCTCACTGATGATCGGTGCATCTCCGGGTGTCGGCTGCGGGATTTTGGCTTCGGACGTGATGAGGATAGGGAGGTTGTTCGAGTCGGTAGCCAGCCCTTGCCTGTGGCCGGCAATCGCGCCGTGCCATTGCACGCCGCCGTCCAGCTCGCGGTTTTTGACTGCATCGCGGACGGCACGGGCGAGGTCTTTGGGCTCGTCGTAGTATTGGGCAAGGTGACGGGCGAGGCCTGTTTGCACCGGCGAGGCCTTGCCATAGACCATGTAAGACAGCCCGACCTTGACCAGATACTTGCTGGATGGGCAGTCGAAGTAGATATCCTCCGGGCGGAACGCCTGTGAAGTCGATCCGGCGGCGGCCTTGGCTGAGTCCATATCGGCAGCCTCGCGCCAGTCGGAGGTTGGTTCAGGCATGGGCGAGTCGAAGACCGTGCGCACCGCGTCCCTCACCTCGTTGGGCTGGTATGGGCGGCGGAGCGTGCCATCGTAGGCTTGCAGCTTCGCGGCGGTGTCCTGCTCGGACATGTTGGCGAACCGGCAATGCCATGCGGCTTGCATCAGCCAAGCGTGGATGCCCTCGCGGGGCGGCTCAGGGAACGCCGTGCGGGGTGCCTTGAGCTTGATTCCGGGCTTCTTTGGCTTCGGAGTGTTGGGACATGTCCCGTTTGCCCCGGCGACCGGCTCGAATACCGCCGTGCGGCTCAGGTCGAGCCACGCGCCGGGATCGTGGGAAACGAACATCAGGCGGACGGGATCTTTGCATGCCTCGTCGATGGTCAGGTTGTGCGCTCGGAAGTGATTGCGTGCGGCGGCGAACGCGGCGACGTGCTC